TAGGTGCCTGGCGAGGAGTACGGGTTGTTGCCCGAGGCGATCAGCCGGTTGATGGCGTTGCGCTGCGCGACGTCAGCCGGTCCCTGGTTCTGCGCCGCCAACCTGGACTGCGCCGCCGTCTGCGTCGCCTTGCCTCTGGCCGCGGTGCTGTAGCCCGGTGTCTTGTAGGTCGATCCGGTTGTCATCACAAGCCCCCTAGCAGCGGACGGAGCGCCTCGATGGCGAGGGCCGCGTTGGCGATCTCCTGCTGCTTGGCAGACTCGATGTTCAACAGACTGTTGTTGTAGTAGGCGTCCATGGCGGCTCCTGCCTGGTCATACTGCGCCGCTTCCTGCTGGGCGTCCAGCTGGGCCCGGCCGTACTGCTGGGTGTAGTCCCCGAGGAAGTTCTTCATCGACCGCTGCATCGTGCCGGAACGCACCCCGCCCCCCGACAATCCCCGCTGGCCGTACCCCGCTTTCTGGCCGGGCAGGGTCCGGTTGTAGTTGGTGCGCAGATCACCGAGACCCCGCTCACCACGCTGCTGGCTGAGGAAACGTCCGTAGGCGTTGCTGGCACGGTCGGTGTTGTAGCGGTACTGCGCGTCGGATGCCTGCTGGTCGTACTGCGCAGTGTTGGCGCCATAGCCCGACAGTGCCATGTCAAGAGATCCTGATCAGGTTGGTGACCACCACGTACGGCTGCATGTTGGCGTTGGTGGCGGCCACCGCGCCGGACGCCCCGCCAGATGACCCCCCACCTGCGGGGATCGAGTGGGCGTGGGTCCCGGCGTAGCCGGTGACGAGGCCACGATCGGCGGCCCCGGTGTTCGCGGGGAGCACGTGGGTGTGGTCCTGTTTGTTCCAGTTCGTCGACGGTGCTGTACCGAAGACGCCGGATCCGGTTCCCACCTGCAACGGGCCACCGTAGGTGACGTAGGCCTGCCCGGAACCGGCCACCCCTTCGTGGTAGTGGGGGCTGGATTCGAGACCGGTCGACCCACCGAGGGCGTGATAGTGGTCGCTCACCCCACCGTGATAGTGGTCACCAACCGGGTCAGTGGTGTGGGTGTGGCTGATGGTGTGGGTGTGGTCGACGACGACACCGTTGGCTGAGCCGCCTGTGGTGCCGACCGCAGCCGCCCCTGACCCGACCGTCACTCGGCCGGTCATGTTCGGCAGGTTGAACGCTCCGCCGCTGCCCCCGAAGTTGTAGCCGATCACCCCGAACAGCACCGGGTACGCGGCGGTGGCGAGCGTCCTTCCGTCGCACGGCATCCAACGTCCCCCTGGCGGGGCGACCGTCCCGGCGTACGGGATGATGATCCCGACCGGGAGGATGTCGTCGACGTAGCGCTTGGTTGCCGCAGCCAACGGGGTGGCCGGGTCCCGTGCCAACTGCAGGTCGCCGGTCATCGCCACCGTGCCATCACGGATGATGAGTTCCTGGTTGACGTACTGCTCGATCCGGTTGAAGTTCGCTTCGACCGGGCCTGCGTCCGCTGGCGTGTAGTTGGTCAGGTCGTACTGCAGGTCAATGGCCATCTATCGGAACCTCCGCATGACGATCTTGGCGACGATGCCGTCGACGCCCCAACGTTGACGTGGCGTGTTCGGTGACGCCCGGACACGCATTTGGATCGCCCGCGCCAGGCCCTGCGAGGCACCACGCACGATCGTCGAACCGGCCTGGGTGGCAGTCCAGTTGGCCCCAGTCGCAGTCGGATCCCCCAGGCCTTCCGGCGTCCAGTTGAAGCCACCGACATCGGCTTCGTTGATCCCACCCGGCGTCCAGTACGCCGTGCCTTTCGTCGGCAGGTGCAGGATGCGGGAACGGTGGATCGTCGTCTCGTTGTAGTCGTGGTACGTCTCGACGACGAGGTCGGTCTCGCGTGGAACTTCGCGACACACGAAGGTGGGTCGCCGCCACGACTTCTTGCGGTCCGGCCATCCGGCGTGCAGCCAACGGGTGCGGTAGTAGCTGTCGAACGGGATGCCGTTGGCGGAGACCCCGGTCACCCCGATCTCTTCGTTGAGCCCGGTGACGACGACGGGGGCGTTGAAGTTGTCAGGGATCGAGTTCTCGGTGCCGAGGACAGCTGGTTCGGTGACGATGTCGTAGGCGTCGTTGATGTATTCCAACATCACGAGGCACGCCGTCTCGGTCGACCAGAACGTGGCCAGCGGGAACTTGCTGCTGATGTCGGAGTTGTCGATGACGAGCCCGAGCGAGCCGATGTCGCAGCGGTACATCGTCCAGGCGCCCCGCCCGGTGTCAGGGTCGTAGACGAACGTGGTGGACGGGTTGACGGTCGACCCGATGTAGCGCATCCACGGCAGGACGACCCACAGTCGTCGACCGGCCCAGGACACGAAGACGTTGTTGAAGTTGAGGACCTCTTCGAACGCTGGGCGCAACGCTTCGGAGAGGTACACCGGCTGGGCGCCCTGGTAGGCGTAGATGCCGCCCTGGTCGGCAGCCGAGTAGAAGAACGCTGTCGCTTCGGAACGGGTCAGGGCGGTGATCGCCGGGCAGCCGATCTTGGTGGACACCTGGACCAGCTGCCATGACTCGTCGTCGTAGCCGTACAACGCCCACATCGTCGACGTCTTGAAGATCAGCAAGTGGTCGTTGAAGGCGATGATCCCGGTGATCTTCCCGCCGCCGGATTCGATGTCGATGAAGTCGTCGTCACGCCAGGCGTCGGGGACGCCGGGGTGTGACCAGCGGATGCGGTTGAGGTGGTCGCCGTCGAACTCGTTGGTGACGGCGACGAACATGTATCCGGCGTGGGTTGTGACGTAGTCGGCTTTCGGCACCATGTCGAACGACGGTGTGTCGATCTCCGAGTAGCCCGACCATGCCATCGGGACCGCCACCCCGGACGTGTTGACGCGGTGTGTCAGCTGGGCCCGGCCGCTGACCAGGTAGACGTCGTCGCCCCAGGCAGTGAAGTCGGCGCCGTGCGGGTCGGCTCCGGGCAGCGGTCCGGCGAGGACGGTGAACGCGGCGTTGCTGCCGGAGCGGTAGATGGTGCCGCCGTTGACGACGTAGACGGATTGCGATCCGCTCGCTGCTGTGTGGACCCAGGCGTTGCGTGGTTCCCAGGCACCGGTCGTGATGATGTCGTCGCGGTTCCAGCGCTGCCAGCCGTGGCGGGTGTAGAACCCGCCGCGGGGGTCGATGTCGACGTTGAGCATGTCCGGTGATTCGTCGTCGGAAAGCTCGAACTGGTTTCTTCTGAGGTTGAGCCCTCCGGTGAACGTCATCAGGTTGATCGGCTCAAGTCGATTAGCCATCAGCTACAGGCCCACCGGAGGGTTGATGCGGAACGTGGGGGTGCCACCGATCGGCCCGCCGCCGTTCATGACGAGAGGCCGGGACCGCACGGGCTCCATGATGGTGCGCAGCTGCTGGGTGAGGTCACGTTGCCAACGTCCGAGGTACACGCCTTCGAGGACTTCGTCCTCCTGCTGGGCGTAGCACAGCGAGATGGCGTAGTACGCCAGGCAAATGTGGAGGCGTTCGTCGAGGTCGGGGATCGCGGAGGACGAGTTGCTCCACACCGGCTGGCGGTAGCCGCGGATCTGCACGTCGTAGGTGGAGGCGAGGGCGGGTGACGGCCACAGGGTCATGGTCCGGTCCCAGATCGAGCAGTAGACGGGGGTCCCTTCGATCGGCGTGGAGTTCCCGGTGAAGAACGCCTGTTCGGCGTTCTCCTGATTGATGACAGCCAGCGTGTAGCCGTTGGTGACCGAGATGACCGCCACGATCGACGGGATGTTGAGATCGGCGGGGAGGGCCAGCTTGTATTCGCCGGGCACCTTGGCCACATCCCAGATGGTCTCCATCCGTGGCCAATGGTTGTCGAACGCCATCGTGCGATCGAAGGCATCCTGGAAGTAGACGTTGAGCAGGACGTCGGGCATCTCCTCGTCGTCCATCTCCAACTGGTTGCGGACGTAGGCGCGTAGCGACCCGACGTCCATCAGCCCTCGGCTTTCATGCCGTGAGCAGCGCAGAGTCCCGGCCACCGCTTCGTGGCGAACCCGAGACAGGTGTCGCCGTTGGCATGGCAGCGACCCTTGCGGGTCTTGTCGGTCGGCTCGACGTACGGGGCGGTCGAGAACAGCCCGCTC